TTATCGAGGGAACCTCGGCTAAAAAAATGATGCACTTCCACACCAGCCAGAGGCGAATAGGACATTCGTTATCTCGGTTACAAGAATAATATATTTTCTAGGTGATTACAAGTATTATATTTCGCCAGTATCTACAGTACCCGGGAAAGCTCTTGAGAACTGTTCCTCGACCTTTCTTCTAAACGCTGGGTCTGTCCTGTATTTAGGGTCTGCCACCATTTCATACAGCTCATCTTGACTTGGCATACCATCCATCTCAACTGTCGCTGTAGGTATTTGTTGCTCACCATAATACTTTCTAATCTTATTTAGAGTATTGATACCATTAGCTGTGGCTGCAAAGACCTTGAACTCCTCGAAGTCATCCTCGCCCCATACACCTTTGCTAACTAAACCCTGTCCCCATTGCTTAATACCATTGATAATCTGTGTAGCATTAGGTCCTAGTTTCGCACTTTCTTCTTCTACATTGATAGAATCAGAATCCTCTTGAGCATCTGCAAGCTCTCTAAACTTACCAACAAGCCTGTCAAACGCTTCTTGTGTTGGTTTGTTTTCGTTAGCCCAGTCAACAAACTCCTGTGCAAGTGGGTCATTTTCTACATCAATACCATCAAAGACACCTAAGTCATATTCCTTTGGAGCTTTGTGTTTGCCCATAGAGAACTGTTTCTGTAACTCTTGATAAGAATTATTTAAATCTTCTACCTTGACACCTTCCTTCGGGTCCCAGAACTTATCCTCTAAAAACTCTGGCTTCTCCAAGACTTCATCTTCAGATGCAGGCTCTACCTGTTGCTCTGGAGTTTCCTCAGCTTTGTGGGGTATCTCTACCTCATTGTCGTCTGGTTTTGGTTGCTCTATTGTAGATGGGGTGTCTCCCATCAAACCTTCTTGTTGAACTTCTTGCTCGTTATCATTCATGCTTTCGCCCTCTCAATTCTAGTTTGTATTTCTCTTACTATACTGTTTTGACCTTCTCTCGCATAACCAAAGCTTGTGTCCCCCCCGGGAACCCATGTTGGCTGATTGAGAGTCCTAGAGATGAGATACTTCAGAACCTTCTTTCCTTCTTCAGTTTCAAAGGTTCGAGCAAAGGACTTGTCTATTTCCAGCTGGTCAAGCACGCCTTCCCTAGACTTTTCGTTGAGAACGTCTATTCCTTCCCAACCAGTCTTGCTCATGAACTAACCTCATCAGCTACTGCTGTTGCTGGCTCTTGCATAGGTGGTGATTCTTGAGGCTGACCCTCTGGTGGCATACCTTGACCTTGCATAGCCATCTGCATACTTTGTTGTATTATTGCCTGTTTCTCTTGTGGTGTTGTTCTTAGACTAGATGGGACTCCTAGCTTATCACCTATGTAAGTAGCTATCTCATCTGGTTTCATCTCAGCAATCCCTCCCGGTCCTAGCGAACTAGCTATCTGAACAAACTGCATAACTTCATTTACTTCTTCTAAGTTTTGAGCTTTGGCTAGAGGAC